TATACAGTAAGGTTCCAATCAATTGCAAATCGACTTAACGCAATATCAAATGTAAATACATCAACAGCAATTCGTGCAGGTGCAATTCGTTTTTCCCCATCAGCCCGAAAAGAAGCAATAAATAGATTAGAGGCAAGAGCTATTGATGAGGGTATGAAAGATTATTCTCCAACGGGTCAAATAGAAACTGTGCCGGAACCTACAGCAGAGGAATATGGTAATCTACCTATATGTGGTGCTGTATTCGCAGGAAATGATTCTACATTTAAAGTGGAAGGTGATTCATTTGATGAGAAAGAAGGTGTAGGTATATACGGGTACATAAGAATAGATTTAGATGTAAAAGTTTACTTGCACAGAGTACAAAAAGATATAGGTGGTACTTTAACAATCACTGAAGGTTGGATAAGTAAGAAATATAACGAAGCTCAAGAAGGTGATGAAAATAATGCTCACTTGAGTGGTTTAGTTGTTGACATTAAAAAGGATATGGCTGACCCTGCTGCATTTATGGAATCCGCATTAAAAAATGGATTTAAATATGCAACAGAAGCTGATGATTTCATTCACCTAGACATACGAGAGATACCAGGACAATGACAATAAATGTTTTTACACCACGAACCAAAAAGGTAAATCTTTATTCTGATTTTTATAAGGATTTAAGAACTAGTCCTATCTCAAAGGACCTTGCCTTGTTAAAAGACGAAGACGCTGTTAAAAGAGCAATTCGTAATTTAATCTTAACAGACCCAGGTGAAAGATTAATGCAACCAAACCTTGGTGCTGGTATCCGTGAAATGTTATTTGAAAACATGACACCTGGTACTTTAAAACTTATCGAAGAACGTGTTGTAGACACAATAGAGATTTACGAACCTAGAGCAGAGTTAATTGATGTAGCTGTAGAACAAATTGATGAACAACAGGTCAATGTGACCGTATTATTTTATGTGACAAACGAAGAGCAACCAATTCAGCTAGATGTTATTTTAGAAAGGAATAGATAGAGATGGCCAATCCAAAGACTCCAATAACCGAACTGGATTTTGATTCAATCAAATCCCAGCTTAAAGTATATTTACAAACACAAACACAATTTAAAGACTATAACTTTGAAGGAAGTAATATGTCTGCATTGCTGGATGTGCTTGCTTTTAATAGTTATCAAAACAATTTTTATACCAATATGGCACTTAACGAAATGTTTCTTGACTCGGCCGTCCTTAAGAACAGCGTAGTTTCTCATGCCAAAGAATTAAATTATATTCCTCGCTCTCGTAAATCAGCAACAGCAACAGTTCGAGTCACAATTACTGACCCAACATTGCAAGATTCAACTGTGACAATTCCACAGTATAGTAGTTTCTCTGCTACATATCAGGGCGAAACATATAATTTTGTCACAAACGAGGTTTATGTAGCAAGACGTGTTGAACCTGGAAAATATGTGGCCGAAAATGTAGTTATTTTTGAAGGTCAAATGTTAACAAGTTTCCAAAGAGAAGGCTTTATTGTAGACGCTGACGGAGTGCTCAGAGTTCAGTTAACAAATGATGAAGTTGACACCGACTCTATTGTTGTATTCGTTGACGCAGAGGCTACTGAGGACCAGAATGTGTTCAATAGGGCTACAACAATCTTTGGAGTCGAACCACAGGATAAAGTATTTTATTTAGAACCATATCTTGATAACAGATATGCAATTTATTTTGGTGGTAATAAATTTGGATTACAACCAGAAGAGTTCGAAGATGTGCGTGTAAGGTATCGTATTTGTTCTGGTGATGAACCAAATGGAGCAGCAAGTTTTACAACAGCATTTTTAGAAGGTGCGACAATTAATGTGGAGACAATTGTTGCTGCAAATGGTGGTGCTGAACGTGAATCATTAGAAAGTATTAGATATTTTGCCCCTAAAGCATTACAAATTCAAGAACGTGCTGTGACCACATCTGATTACGAAATACTATTAAAACAAAGATTCCCAGAACTTACAGCTGTATCGGCATACGGTGGTGAAGAACTTGACCCACCTCAATATGGAAAGGTAGCAATTTCTGCATATCTTGCTGATGACGCGCTTTTAATTTCCAACACATTGGCTCAAGCATATATTTCTTATTTGTCAGAAAAGAGTCCATTAGGTATTGAACCTATTTTTGTACAGACAAAATTCTTATATGCTGATATTACAGTTGACGCAACATATACTACAAAGAATACTCAAAAATCCGCTCAAGAACTTGAATCACTTATCAGAGCTCAAATCCAAACACATTCAGATTCTAATTTGGAAGACTTTGATAAAACATTACGATTATCAAAACTGAATGCTGAAATCGATGCATTAGATGATGGTATTCAAAGTAATAGTATTGCTGTATTACCAATTATTGAATATGCTCCAGCATTAAATATCGAAACAAATCCAACATTTAAATTCTCTGCAGAATTAGTCAAACCATATCCATATAAGAGTACAAATGGATTTAAAGACTTTAAACCTTCTATTAAGAGTAGTGTATTTGATGATATAAATGGTACTTGTGTATTTTTACAAGATGATGGTACTGGCACAATGATGACAGTGACTGATGATGACACAAACCAACAAATTATTAACCCATCAGCTGGTACAGTTGATTATGCAACAGGTGAAGTAAAACTTACAAAATTTGTTGTTTCTGCATATACTGGTGCAGGGATTAAAATATGTGCAAATACTAAGAGAAGTGATATTACAGCTCCAAAAGGTAGAGTATTCATAATCAGAGATGCTGATGTAAAAGTAAATATGACAGCAGAAAGTATAGGTGCAACATCAAGTCAAATTTCTTCCACCACAACATCGGGCAGTGGTGGTAGTACATACTAATTAGGAAGTAGCTATGGCAACTCAAGGCGAAATTGATAAGAATATAGCCTTTTTTATTAAACACCAATTTCCTGGTATATACAGGGAAGATGGGCCTGAGCTAGTCCAATTAGTAGAAGATTACTATAAATTCGCAGAAACACAAACCAACCAACACGTTTACCTATCAAGAAGATATTTTGATATAAAGGATATTGATTCCACATTATCAAACATGATTATCTTCTTCAAGAAAAAGTTCCTTGCAGATTTACCTCTTAAAGAAGATGTTATTAAGTTTATTGTTAAAAATATTCTTGACCTTTATCGCAGAAAAGGAACAGCAGCAGGTATTGAGTTATTTTTTGCAATTTTCTTTGAAGAGTTTGATGTTGAACTTGTTTACCCAGCAAAAAGAATGCTCAAGGCTTCCAACAGTAGTTGGAACCAAGGAATATATCTTCAATTATTTCCAAACAATGGATTATTTCTTTCAAAAACTGAGAAACAATATAGCTATAAAGATCTAGTTTCACTGAACATTACAGGTTCTGCATCTGGAGCAATGGCAGCTGTTTCAAAAATTAACCTTGTTGTATTAAATGGTATCGAAACTCCAATTATTTACATTGATGAAGTTCGAGGAACATTCTTACGATATGATAATATTCTTACAAATATTGCAGGCGAAGTTGTTTCATTTGGTCAGGTAAATGGTTCATTAAGTGGAATTACAATTGATACAAAATATCCAGAGGCGACAACAGGAAATCAGATTGGAGATATTCTTGATGTGGTATATGAATATGGTTCTGGTGGTAAGGCAATTGTCACAGAGCTTTCGAACGAAGTCACTGGTGAAGTACGATATAATGTAGAGGATGGTGGGTTTGGTTATACAATAGATAACACTAGGTTATTAGTATCAAATCAGTCAATTATTTTAGATAATCCAGATTTAAGTTTTGTTGTTGGAGAAACATTGCGAGATTCTGCAAATAATACTGGTACCGTAATTGGTCAAAATACATCAAGTGTTGGCGTATACATGACCAGCGGTTCGTTTGATGTGGCCAGAATTATATCCACAGTTGATAGAGATACAAATATTAATATCAGCCCGATTAATCAAATTACGCCTTTAAATAATTCGTCACCGGGAATATTATATCCGGATGGTGGAAATGCAAATACAAATGTTATTGTTTCAAGTTTAACTAATTCAACAGTTGTTTCAGTAATTACAGACCCGGTTGCTCCATTTGTAAATGCAAATAATGTTCCATTCAATTCAGCTGATTATGAAGCATTTGGTCCTATGTCAGGTTCTGCTTCACCGGTAAATTCTACCACAGCGATTGAAGATGCATTCGATATTCAAGATTTAACGATAGGTACTATTGTTGATTTTGATAATATTAATCCAGGTTCCGATTATGTAAATGATGTATTTGCAATTGCACAAGATGATGTATTTAAAAACTTTGAAAGAAAAAATCAAATTTTAAGATTCAGTGAACCAGGTATTGCAGGAAACTTTACAGTTGGTGAAGTTATTAGAGATGCAGATAATCTCTCTTTGAGTGGTTTGGTAATGTCAACCGATACTGAATTTGGTTCCATTACGGTTCGCCCTTACAGTTATTATGGATTTACTGAAACAGAAACAATTAGAAGACCAAATGATGACGATTACACAGTCACTGGTATTACAATAGATTATAGTGACCCTAAATCGTATGGTGATAATGCAGTTATTAATACTGATACAGAATTTGCTGTTGGTAAAATTTTGGCTGTGGGTATTGAAAATTCAGGTTTAGGTTATGTCGATACGACAAATAAAGTAATTGATTTCAATAATACCGATACATTTGCAACCTTAAATAACGCAAATGGAATTCCACAGGCTGCTGGTACAGTTATAGCAAATACACAAGGAAAAACAGAGGGTTTCTGGGCTGATTATTCTGGACATATTAATGGATATATCGCATCAGCAAATGGTTCTGTAAATTATTATGAATCAGGTCAACGAATTCAGGATAGTGACTTTTACCAAGAATATTCATATCAAATTAAATCAACACTCGGTAAAGAACAATACGAAAAATTATTAAAAGAAAATGTACACTTAGCTGGTACAAAAATGTTTGGTGATTTTATCTATAAATCTAAAGTAGATGATACAACCAAGGCAAGATTCCTAAGATTATTTAATGATGATGGAAGTGGCTCACCTCTTGATATTGCAAATATTGCAGACTTGAGAGCTTCGGTCACAAATTATACAGCTGATAGTACATTTGTTTCTGCAGACCACGAACCAGGTGGAACTGGTGGATTAACATTAAATATTAATTCAGGACCTGATTTAACTGTGCAGAAAAATTGGAGTCAAGGTTTCTATGATTACACAGTGACGGTAGGTATGCCATCTACTGGAACTGCTCCATATCCAGTAGCAATATTATTACACGGTTCTGGTGGTAATGGAGCAGCAGAAGTTGCTAACTGGGCAGCTGATTTGCCGGGTCACATTATTCTTGGTGTTGATGGATATGATAATTCATGGAACATTTCAAATGAATCAAGTAATGGCCCAGATATTGAAATGCTTGAAGATTTAATTGATAAACTCAAGCTTTATAATAATGTTGACGAAACCAAAATACGAATTTTAGGTACAAGCAATGGAGGTGCTCTCGCATTGAGAGCTGCTGTTGAAATTAATGATACAGCTGTTGATGTAGTTGCTTGTATAATCTCACAGACAAATGATGACCAATATAGATCTGGAGATTTCTTCTATCCATCTGACCACGAACAAACTGGTGATGCTTATGCGAACGATGGATATGATACGGCACAATTAAATATGCCACAAAGAAAGATTTTACAATTAAATGGAAGGAATGATAATACCGTTCCATATAATGGTGGTGCATT